AAGTCCCACCGCTGAACCCATAGCCACAATTTTCCCCCGGCCGCCATAGCCGGCATCGCTAGAACCCGCGACGGTGGCCATATCGTCGAGCCCATCGAATACAACCGTGGCTCCATCGGCTACTCGGATGCGGCCAAGCACATCACATGCGCCGGTCACTCCCAAACCCAAATTGAGAGTTGCCGTTGCGGTGACCATGACGGTGCCACCAGCGCCGCATACAACAGTCTGCGACAGGCGTACTTCATACGCATTGGGGTTCAGGTCGCCTGTATTGCCTCCCGACGCGCTGAACAATGCAGGCCGCGTCATATTCCCGCTGTCCCACGGGACAAGGCCGCCCTTCCATGTCGGCCGCGAACCAATGTAGCAACCAGACCCGCTGGAGTCGATCTTCACATACCCGCTCTGCAAACTCCATGAGAGCGGCCGGTAGTCGTTCGAACCACCCCACGGATCGCCCTTTTTAGTTTGCAACAAGTACACATCCGAGCCATCGTTTCGCAGCATGCCGCCGTATTCACCTTGCACCAGACGGAATCCTGTGGCGCTAGCCGACTGAACTTCGCCAGGGGCTAACATTCGCCCGCCAATGGTTAAGTCGCGCCCAACCGAAAGTGCGCCACCGACCGCCTCGTCCGGAAGCATCCTGCCGCGCTCTACAACGTGCCAGTAACTCATGCCGTCAGAGCAATATGCAACCCAATCGCCCTTATTGAGTACCTTGATCTGGGTATTGTCGTTTCCCTGCAAACCAATACTTACCGGATTGGATACGTTGAACAAACGCACGCAAGCACCTTCGGGGACGGACGACGCGGCCGGAAGCGTTACCTGCTTGCCGTCGACGCCCATATTCAACCCGAATCGCGCGCCGGCATTTGCTGCCGTGAGCGTCATGCTATCCGCGAGAAATGAATACCCCAGTGCGACACATGCTGCAAGTACATCAACGTTTGCGTTTACCTTGACGTTGCCTGACCGGACGGTATCACCGTCCCGTCCATCAGGGATGGTGCCAAGGTTGATCTTCTGCAATGCGGGCAAGTGTTAGAAAACCTCCTGAAATGTTGCGGCGAGTGTCCAAATGTCTCCGCCTTCTGGGCGACGCGTTATTCCCTGCGAGTCGCAGACGAACAAACCTTTGGCACGGCGAGGCGGAGTCCATTCGAAGCGCTGTGCGCCACGGGTTGCTTTGAGGAACGCATAGATTGCGTCGATGGTCGCTGCGTCATTCCGAAAGGTAACGGGCCATACGTCAGCCGCATTGTTGATTCCATTCGGCGCGCGCTGGCTATATCCATCCCCAAACTGGGCGACAAGCACGTCGAATTTCGTCGTGCCTGTCACATCCAGCAGCGGGGACCATGTGAATACCGGGTAAGCCAACGTCAGATTTGCCCGTACTTCATTTGATAGGCGAAGCCTCCTTGTTCGCGCATGCGTTGCTCCATTCGAATATCAATCCAAGACTGCACGTACTGCTGTAGGTCCTTCGCGTCTTGCTCGGACAACCCTCCGCCGCCGTTGTTGTTCACTTGGACAGAAACCGGAGAGGAACTGCCAGAGGCGGCGGGCGAGGGAGCGAGCGTCGCGGCGATGCCGCCTGTCGCGAAGTGCGCCATGTGGCCGGAGTTGATCGCCTCAAGCAGGCTGCGGTACTTCGTCGTAGACGCGGCATTGATGACGAACTCCCCGTTTGAGAGCATCGCGGGAATGCTGTCACTGGTCGTTGTGCCTGGGCCAGCGATGGGGCCGCCGCCCGCGCGATGCAGCACCGGTCCACCTTCGCTAAAGAATGAGACGGCGCTCGCCATACCTTTGAATATGCCAATCTCTGCTTGTCGCAATGCGATCTTTGCGAGGTCAGCAAGAACAGACGTAGCGAACGAGCTAAAGCTAGCCTTACCCGTCGTGATGAACGTATCGAGCGCGTTACTAACGGAATCGAAGCCGCTACGGAAGCCGCTTACGATTGCCTCTGCTGTTGTTTGCGACGAACCTACGAGGTCCGCATATCCCTTCTTGAACTGCTCGCCAAACGATTCCCGGATCGCGCGTTGACGCTGTAGGTTTTCCTCAAACGCTTCCGTTTGTTGACGGTAGCTGTCGCCCGCGATGACTAGCTTTTCTTGATACTCTTTTTGATCCGCGTTCGGGCTGCTGTACTGTTCGTTAAGCGATGCAATCTTGCGTTCGAACTGGTCGCGGAGAGCGGCTCGCGCGTCGTACGCGGCCTTCTCATCCGCCAGCATGTTCCGCGTGTTGAACGTGTCCGCATACTGGTTGAGTTGCGCACCGAGTGCCGTAGCCTCCTGCATCGAGAACTTAGCTACATTCGCTGCACGCTGAGCCTGATACTTCGCCAGTGCGTCCGTCAGGTCCGCGTCGATCTTCTTCCGCTCCTCCGCGAGTCGGAGGTATTCGGCGTTAGCTGTCTCGTAGGTGGACTTTTCTTTCTTCGCTGATGCGATGTCCGCCCGCTGCTTGGCATTCGCGATCTGCTGATCGAGTGCCTTTGCTTGGATGTCGTGGAGGCGTTGGAAGTACGTTTCCGAGTCAATCAGCCCCGCGTCGCGTTGTGCTTTGAGGGATGCCTCCGACCGTTTCGCCTCCGCCTCAATCAGCCGGTTCATGCCGGCGAGACGAGCAAGTTCCGCATTGAGTCCGCCCTCGCTGGCGTGCTTGCGGTTCTTGTTCGCGTACGACTCGTTGATTTGCGCGACGTTTTCCTGATGCCGCCTGAGAGCTTCTTCGTACTTCGCGGAGTTTTTGTCCAGGTCGCGTGTTGCGTTCGCGAACGCCTCGTTTTCCTGCTGTAGCTCTAGGCTATGCTTCTGCTTCGGCGATGCGTACTTGTCCGAGCGTAGGTATTCACCAACCCGCACAGCAGCATCTCCTCCTTTCGCTGCACCCTCGCGCGATTGCCGCATCTTTTCTTCGGTGTCTAGCTGACCCCGGAGTGCGTTGAGCTTCGCCAGTTCTACCGCGAGTTCCCGCTTATTCGCGTCGAGGACGGAGGCTGACACGGCGGCCTTATTGCCGTGCGTTGTCGCTTGGTCCTGAATGGTCTTTTGCAGGTTGGCGACTACTTCCGTCTGCGCGCGCAGTTTCTCCAGAGTGCCGGCAGGCGTGCCGACGTTCATAACGGCAGCGGAGTAGTGCTTGACCGTCGCGATTAACGAGTTCCACCAGCGCTGTACGACGCCGATGTTCTGCGTTGCGTTTGATGCGAAAGCGTCGTGCGAGCCGGCGAGGTCACGAAGGATTGCCTTGTACGCACCTGCCTTGTCGCCAGCCTTGACATAGTTCTCAATTTCTTCGATCTGGGCGGCGTTGAATGTGTGGTGTGCTTTCTGATACTCGGACACCCACTTAAGCACGTCGTCCTGAATCTTGGCGATAGACTCTGCGGCTTTGTCGAAACCGATACCGATATCCGACGACATCGCAAGCGCTGCTTTCGTCGCGAGCGCGAGACTATCGCCCGTAACAGCGCCAGTAGACGCGACAGCCGCCATTGCTTCGCGCACGTCACTCAGGGAAGTGTGCGTGTCGCGGAGGCGGTTCGACATGAGCACCATTTGCTCCGTGGTCATGCCAAGATATCCGCCCGTCGCAGTAATTGCCTTGTTGAACTGCTGCGCCGACTCGTAGCCCGAGTAGACTTGCTTGGCAAACAGGAATGCCGCACCAGCCGCCGCAGTAAGACCCATGCCGAGCGGGGACATAATCAGGCTCAGTGCGTCGGACGCCTCAGCCATTACCAGCATGGAACCGGCGAACCGCTTCCACTGACCTTGCGACGCTTCGTGCGCGAGGACGAGCATTTCGCGACGCGCAGCGGAGTTGTTGATACTGAATGAGTGCGCCGCATGCGCGGCTTGTTGGATCGCCGTCGCTTGGGCGGAGAACGCTTGCGTAACACCTCGCGCGGCGGCTTGCTGATTGAGCATTTCCAGCCGCGTCTTACCGGCTGTCGCTTGGAGACGGTCGTACTGGTCTACGAGTTTCTTTGCTTCGCGCGCGGTGAGGTTATAGCCGTTGCTGGCTGCTTCCTGCATCGCGCGTTGTACGGCTTCTTGTTTGCGCCGTACTTCTTCCTGTGATGCGTTTAGCTGCGCATTTGCCGCGCGGAGTTGGCCAATACCTGCTTGTGCGCCGGAAGCATCGACCGAGTAGCGTACGGTTACGTTATTGTTGCTACCGCTCACGGACCTCCTTTCTTGTTCAGTGCCGCAAGGATCGTGTCGCGCGACCGATCTACGGCGCGCTGCTTAACGGCTTCGAAGGCGGGCCGGACGAACGGATGTGCAGGCATGCGCGAGTTGCCGCCCTCCAGCATCGCCGCGAGGGTCTTACGTGCCAACTTGCCACCGGTTTTCCACCGTGATTTCGTGTCGCCTACGAACAGTGCGAGATAGGTGGCATTAAGTCCTGCCGTGCTGTCCTCGCGGTCGAATACGACGGTCAAACCGGACGCTAGGTCGCCGGACGCGCGTGGAACACGAACTGCGATTTCGTTCTTGATTTCCGTTACGCCTGCCGCTGCGGCTTGGCGCAGCACCGATTCCGAAACGGTCGCATCGAGTGCGGCAATTTCGTTAGCCAGTGCGTCCGGATTGTCTACGGAGTACGATTTTCCGCGTGCCATTCTTCTTTAGCTCCGCAAGGTTCACCCCGAAAACGGATGCCGCGATGTCCTCTGCGCTGCGAGTCGGCTCCGCCACCTTCGGCGTGCTAATCCACGGCATGAATTGACTAGGCAAGAGCGGGGGCGTGTTAGGTGTTCTGTTGACGTTGGCGATAACGCTCGCGATGGTTCCTGCGCGAAGGTCTGCGATACGGTCTCCGAATGGTTCAATGGAGAAGTACGCGACCCATTCGCCAAACTCTGCGCTGGATACTTCGGCCTGAGCGCGCCTCACTGACATTCCGAGTTCTTTAGCCAGCCGGAACCACATCAAACGTTCCGGGCTGGCCCTCAGTTTTTTGCGGCTTCTGCCTCTGCTGCCGCACCGATGTTGTTGATTCGCATGGACACGGCGGCCATTTCTGCGACAGCCGTTGCACGCGATTCTTTGAGGGTTGCAACGTCATCGACGGTGAACATCGGAGAATCCTGGTCGTCAACAACCGTCGAGACCACGATAAGCGCCTCAAAGCGTGCATTGCTAAAGTCGTCGCCCATGTTCCGGGTCAGCGATTCGCGCGCGTCGCCGGAGAGTTCCTTGAAACGAAGTTTTGCACCACCGAGGGCTTTAATCGGCTCCTCATGGATGGCCGGTGCGATAGCTGCGAAGATTTGTTCTTTGTTCATGCGTTATTGGCAGCTTTCGCAGCCTTCCTCAAAGTTGCAGACAGTTGGGGCGGGCGCGGATTGCGCCTCGCGGATAAGTCGGTTGATTACCGGCACGGCATTCGCCTGGACTTCCTCCATAGCTTGCCGTACCAGTTCATCTATGCGATCACGCACCGACAGTAACGGTGATATCGCCAGTAATTTCCAGGTTCACCGCGCCGGTAACAACCTGATCGACCTTTGCCGAGATGGGGAAGTCCTTCACGAACGCGCTGAATTCCAACGTGGAACCGTCAGAGAGAGTCGCGCGGAAGTCGATGGACGTACCGGCCTTCTTCGCGGCCAGAAGGGCAGAGTGCGAAGGCTCTTTAAGGTTCGTGTTGATGGTGAGCGTTACTTGGCCCCAGTCTTGGAGGCCGAGCCGCTTCTCTTTCGCTTTGCTGTCCAGGTCGGTAACGTCGATGACGTTTGCTGCCCCGTTGAAGCCGGAAAGATCGGTAAGGTTTTTGACTTTAGCCCAGGTAGGCGCACCGGTCGTTGCGGTGTTGTATTCCAGCTTAGTACCTTGGGCGTTGATCGCCGTCGATACGGTGTTTTCTGCCATTAAACCTCAGTGTTGTAGGTGATGGAGAAGTCCAGAGACGACCCGTAAAGGAGCGTGTCGGATTCGAAGTTGCTGATTGGCCCCCCGATGGGGACGGCCTTGGTTTGCGGATTCACCAGTGCTTGCTTTACCTGCCGCATTAGCTGCGCTGCCTCTTTACGCGTCTTGGCCCACACGCTGATCTGAACGCGCGCGTTTTCGGTGTCCGGTAGTTCGTTGTCCAGACCCGTGAAGTCCTGCCCGCCGACCACTTGATATGTGATCCACGGAGCCGGGGTTTTTGCCGGAGCAACGTCGGGATAGACTTGACCGAAGGCGAGAGAGGCGAGCGCCTTGTAGACGACCGACTCAACCATCGTTCGCGTTCTCGGTGCAAACGAGGTCCGTGTACTCGCGAGATGCCACGTTAGGCAGGACGGAGGAGATATTGAAGATGACGCCCTGAGCTACGGCGCGGTCGCCGTTTGTCACGTCGTCTCGATAGCGAATGCGGATGCTGGCGGAGCCAATGTCTACCGAGGTGCCGCCTGTGATGCGCTCTTTCCCGTTCAGTTGGAGGACTGCTCCCCAGACGGATGCGTATTCCGCCCAGGCGTCAATCTCTTGCCCTGTATCAGGATCGCGGCCGGACGTGCGGCGCTGTAGGGACACCTTGTTACGGAGTGTCCCAGCGCGGACGCCGGTTACGATGCGTCGTGTTGGGCGGCTGGGAATGTTCCTCATGCCAGGGCCGGGTCGCGGTCGCGCATGAGGAGCGATTGAACTGCGGGGCCAATCGGATCGTTTGCCCCTTCGCGATCCTCGTAGAGGGATGCGAGGACCAAGAGGACTGCGGTGCGGATGCGAGGCGGTACGGTGTCCGCCGTGTACGCTGCTGCCTCAACCGTCTTGAGATAGCCCACGACGATATCGCTTGCCGCTGAGACGAGGCTTGTAAGTTCCCCGTCGCTGTCAGTATCCGTGATCCGCAGCTGCGCTTTTGCTTGCGCGAGGGTGATTAGGTCACTCATCGGCCGTTGCGGCTTCCTCCTCTGGCGGTTGTTCTTCTGGATCGGCGGGCTTGTCGGTCGGCCGCGCGGCCTCGTCAGGCGGCTTGCGCCCCGCGAGAGCGGAAAGCGCATAGTTCTGCTGCTGCATGTACGGCGTATCGCCGCCTTCCTTCGGCGCGAGACCCTGCCGCGCGCGTGCCTCGTTCGGGGCCATGATCCCCGCACCCACCGATTGAGCGTTAGCCGACAGCATTGCGGCTTCGTCCATTCGCATAAGGCCGGACGTGTCGAACTTGAATCCGACTGTATCGGGTACGCCAAACGCGTCGTCTAGCAGTAGCTCGATAGCCTCTAGATAGGCTTGCAGGCAGTCGGAGTAGTACATCGCCTCGTAGATGGCTGAACTATTCGCGGTACGCGATCCGGTATCCAACCCGATCTTATGGCCGGGTACGTGGAAGCACCGGGCGACATCCTGTGCAGTCCATTGGAGGTGTTCGACGGTTTGCGCGTCCGAACCGGTCATCGTCATGGGGTTGTACACAAGGCCGTCACCGGCAACCAGCGTGCCGCCTGCACCCATACCGCTGTACTCGTCCATCTGCTTCTTAAGCCGCTGGGCGGTCGGTTCCGAGATTGCGCCCGGAGCGGACAGCACGCCGGAAGGTCGGGCCGCATTGGAGAAGAACGCGGCGGAGTTGTTCGTGATGCTGCTAGCGAGAACGGCAGACCCTGCACACGCCGCGATTGGCGTCATGCCTACGAGCGGATGCCACGACGTAATGCCCCGATCATGGATGATGTCGCGGGCCGGGACTACGAACGTCCCCAACGGCGTGACCATAAGCGGGGACATCGTGACCTGATAGAAGATCGAACCATCAGGCGCAACGAGAGGAACAACGTACTTGGGATTTAGCACGTCCATAGAGACGATGCCGCCCATGCTGTTCCGGTTGAGAAGAACGTAGGTATTGCCGTGCGTCAGCTTGCTTGCGAGCCACGCCTTAACGAACTGCTGGCGCGTTTGATAGTGGTTCGGTTTGCGTAGTACGGTCGTGAAGCGCGGCGCGCTGGACTCGAGCCATACGCCGTCCGTCAACTTGACGTACTTGATACGCAACTTCGAGACGTCCGACGAGATGAGGTCCACACATGCGAACACAGCCGAGCTAGCCAGCATACCGTCGCGTGTGCTTAGAGCCTGGTTCTTTTGCCACGCACCGGAATATGGCTCGCGGATGTACCCATTAGAACCGGGCGCACCGATTGCCGATGCACCAACCGACGCGGCGGGACGCTTCTTGAACTTGAGCGCCTTGGTTACGTCCCAGCCGAATACCCTCATTCAGCGTCCTTGGACTTGGGGCGACCGGGTTTAGGTGCGAGCTTCACCCAACCAAGCGCAATCAGAAAATCTGCTTCGGGCTTCGGGAGTGATCGCTTTTCCCCTTCTTTGATGGAAGGGTGCAACGGCGCATCCCGGAGGGCCTGCACCGTGACGAATTGGGCCATAGCCCTCCGAGGTAGTAAGCGTTGAACAGGAAGCCCCGCAGGAGGCGGGGCAAGGTGGATTACGGCGTGACGGTCGAGCCGTAGGTAGCGCCCGTGATGACGTTCGCCGCGAGGTTGCGGCGCTTCTGCCAGTTGATGAACTGGCCGATGCGGACGGCGACCATGTTGTTCTGGAACATCGAGACCGGGGCCGTCGTGGCGTTTTCCGGATCGCTGTCCATGATGATTGATGCCTCACGCGTAATGTCGATCTGCGGGCCTGCATCTTCCGAGAGGTACACCTCGTCCGGAATCAGGAACACGATTTGATCGCCGGGGCAGTTGTTCGACGTGATGACCGGATAGTTTTCCAGCGTGCCGCCGTCCTTGCTGATGTCCGGGAAGTACTTCGCGCCCAAGGCGTTACGCATCGCGCCGATTGCTTGTGCACGTGCCGGCGACATGACCAGAAGCGCGCGCGACAGGTCAAGGTTTGCCGCGATTGCCGGCGCGGTAAGGGTCTGGATGTCCGCGATAAGGTGCAGCGCCTCGTTGCCGCTCGCCTTCACGCCGGTTACACTGTTGAGCATGCCGGCCGGCGACACGTTTGCGACGGCTGCGCCGTTACCGATGAACGTACGGTCCAGACCTTGCGCCGTTGCCTTGAGCAGGTCCGCCTGCACCAGCGCTTCTGCAGCCGGATTCGAAAAGCGGATGAGTTCGTCGGAGAACGCGGCAATCGCGTAGACCTTCGCCCACGTCAGGAAGATGGCATTGAACTTTGCCGACGTGACCGGGACCGGCTTCGCTTCGCCCACCCAGCCGACCGTCGTACCGCCGTTCTGTCCTGCGATACGGACATTAAACGGAACCTTGCGGAGATTCAGCCGACCGAGGATCGTTTGCGGATACAGCAGTTCGATGAAGTCGCCCGCGTACGTTTCCGGATAAATCAGGTTGCCAGCCCATTCCGCTACCTGGGTCGAACCTGCAGAAACCGCCGCCTTGACGATGCCATTTACCACGGCGTCATCCTTGTAATGCTCCTCTGCGAGCATCTTTGCAACCGCGAGGTTGCCGTTAGCCT